GGAGATGGGTATTAGCAAGAACACTTTTTGCATTACCGAATATGGGGACATTGTTAGCGTTTATGACGTTGTGAAAGCAATATTAGACTATGAACGAGGAAGAAAAAGCGAGGGAGAACCTAGCTAACACGAAGCAAGGGAAGCACCTGGCTAAAGTTCGGCATAGATTCACCGAGGAAGACCGAAAGAAGTCGGCTAGTAAGCGGCATAAGTCCTCAAAAAGGGAGATAGAGGAAATAAGAAGAATCTTCGCTAAGATGGCTGACGGTGTTCAGCCTAGAATTCATAAGTTCCTAATTGACACGGCTGAAGGTGTACCCCAAAGGGACGAGGGAGGGAACATAATTAGGGACGAACGTGGGGCCGTTGTGTGGTCTAACGCTCCTGACCCAGCCCGTGCGGTTGACATTTTTCTAAAAATAAGTAAATTCGTTATTCCTGAACTCAAGGCGGTAAGTGTGGAGGCTCTTGTTAGAGATGAAAGCGGCACACAAATAACCTTACCCCCTTGGATGATTCAGGAGGCGATAGAAGATGACGAACCCGAACCTTAAATTTCTAAGAGAAAACCACGAGTCTAAGAGGCTAATAAGCCTAAGAGGGGGCACAAGGTCGGGCAAGTCTTATTCAGCCGTTCAGTTCCTTATTGAACTTTGCTACAAGTACCCAAACGCTGGGATGGTTATCACCATAGCACGGCAAACACTACCAGCCTTAAAAGCCTCAACCCTTCGTGACTTCGTTGAGATTCTGCAAAGCTTTGAGGCATACGTTGAGGAAGACCATAATAAAACAGAAGGAATCTATAAGCTTAGAGGTAATACCGTTGAATTTATTAGTTTAGATCAACCGCAAAAGTTAAGAGGTAGGAAACGGGATGCGCTTTTTTTGGACGAATGCAACGAGATAACCGCTGAGTCATTTAGACAACTATCTTACCGAACCACGGGGTTTATTGTCCTTAGTTACAACCCTAGCGATTTAGACGGCTGGTGGTACGAAGTAGAGTCTAGAGAAGATGCGGCTTTAATTGTCACCACTTACAAGGACAACCCACACCTTCCGAAGTCTATCATTGCCGAAATAGAAAGCCTTAAAACGTCAAGCCCTGAAGATTGGGCGGTGTTTGGTTTGGGTGAGAGGGGACGAGGTAAGAAGGGCAGAATTTATAGGAACTTCACCAAGGTAGAAGAACTAGACTTTTCGGAGTGTTCAGATGTTTGCGTTGGTATCGACTTCGGTTTTAGCCAAGACCCCACGGCAGTCCTAAAGGTCGGTAAGCATAACGATCGGGTCTATGTCGATGAACTCGTGTATGAAACTCATCTTACTAATACTGAGTTAGTTGAGAAGATAAAACACGAATGTGAGGGGTTAAGGGTCATTTGTGATAGTGCAGAACCTAAGAGCATAGCCGAACTAAGACGAGGGGGACTAAACGCAATAGGAGCAATTAAGGGGCCTGACTCTATTAGAAACGGTATTAAGCTACTCCAGTCCAAGGAGGTTCTTTATACTAGACGAAGCAAGGACTTAGAGAGGGAACTAGGTTCTTATGTATGGCACTTAGACAAAAACGAACGCCCAACTGAAAAGCCAATAGATTCCTTCAACCACCTTCTTGACGCTCTGAGGTATAGCGTGGGGTTTTTATATAAACGGGGCTAAAGGGCTAAATTACTTTTGTGCTATGGCGTTATTAGATTTCCTCAAGTACGACCGCAAAGAGTCGAAAATACAAGAGCAGTTAAGCAAACTACTCACGGCCCAGCTAACCCACTTGGGGGCTAACTCAGCAATCTGGCAACCGTTCAACTTTGAGAGTTTACTAGAGCAAGCTTACCAAAAGAACCCTGACGTTTACTCCGTTATAAATTTCCTTAGTAAGAAGATGTCTAACGTTCCTTTGTGTGCGTATGACTCCGAGGGGAACAAGATAGAATACGAACCACTAGAGAGAGTCAAAGACCAGCCCAATAGCTACCAAAGTTTTAACGACTTCCTAGCTAACTTGTATTCCAATTACCTTCTAACGGGTAACGGTTATATCTATTGTCAGAAGGGCGAAACCGCAATAACCGAGGGTCGTATTCTGCTCGTGGAAGCTTTGCCTAGCGTATACATAGAAGCCATCTCAGGTAAGAGCGGAAGAGGGGTAGCGGAATACAGATTCACAGAAGGCTATATAAACACGAAGATGGACGCTGAGAATGTGATCCACATCAAAAACGTGCAAATGGCTTTCGGAAGCGGTGAACATTTATACGGACAAAGTCCTTTACAAGCCGCCTTTAAATCAATTCAGACTTCAAATAGTGGCTATGATTCCCAAAAAGCGTCTATGGATAACCAAGGAGCCGCTGGTATTCTCTATAACAAAGGAATTGATTTCGCTGGTGGTAAGGATGCTTGGACACAAGACGAAATTAACGAGATGCGCCAAAGCATTAAGGAAGTCCGAAAGAACTCAAATTCTAATTCTATTGGTGTTGGTGTCGGTGACTTGGGTTATATCAACTTCGGTATTACTCCAGTCGATATGGGGATAATGGAGGTTCTAGACCTTTCGTTAAGTGACGTTTGTAATGCCTACAACTTGCCCGTTGGTCTGTTCAATAACAACGATTCTAGCACATTCTCGAATCAGGAGCAGTACAGAAAGCAAGCTTACACGGACTCTATCCTTCCCACTCTGAATAAGTTTGAATATTCCTTCAATCGTTTGTTTATGAATGACGAGGGGGTTTATTTCAAGTTTGACACTTCAGAGATTCCCGAACTCCAGGCCGACAAGAAGGAGCAAGTTTCTGCCCTTAGTGGTGCGTATTGGATGACCCCGAACGAGAAAAGGGAAATGATGGGGCTTGCCGCTATTGAGGACGCTGATATGAACCAAGTATATGTACCTTCTAGCCTTACGCCAATTGATTTAAGCGGCTTTGAAGGTGAAGAATGAGCCCAGCAGACAAGCGATATTTAGACGTTAACAGACGTAGGGACAAGATTTCTAGGCGTTACGCTCGTGAACTCACGGAAGAAATCTACAAGGCTAACCTAAAGTATATAAAGGGGGCCGACCTAAGTAACCTAGAGAACGTCATTTATCCCATAAACTACCCTTCTACTGACGTAGAGAAGCTAATAGAAGACCTTTATTTTGATGCTGGCTATTTATTCTCTGACCAGTTCGTTAAGGACTTTGCACAAGGCAAGTTTAAGAGTGATCTAAGCGAGGGTATCCCAAAGGTGCAATGGAAGACCGAGGCCATAGGGAAATACTTTCGGAGCAACATAGGCCAAATAAAGACCATTAGCCTAACTTCTGAGATTGGGGCGCAAAGGCTTCTTAATTCGGTTGTCTACGATGCTATTCAAGACGGCAAGGGGATAAGGGCGGTAACCGATGCACTCAAAAAAGATAAGTTTCTAAGGAACCTGAAGAGAACTTCACGCTTCCAAGCCGAAAGAATAGCCCGAACTGAAACCCTTAGTGCCGCTTCTTACGGTGAGTATCTAGGCTCTCAGGAATTGTTTCAGAAGTACGGGGTTACAATGGGTAAGTATTGGATTGCTAAGAAGGATGCTAGAACCCGTAATTCTCACAACGAGATGAAACGGAGCGAAACCATAGGAGCAGAAGAAGACTTTGAGGTTGGTGGGGCTAAGATGCAGTTTCCAGGTGACCGAAGAGGAGGCCCAAGCCAAGTAATAAACTGCCGTTGTGCGTTAGGTTGGCGAAGAATAGAAGAGGAAACACCAGCACCCCCACCACCACAAGCGAACATCCCGACCCCTATAATTCCTGAAGATGTTAAGCCCACGGGTTTCGGTATCTCTAAGGAGGTGACAGATGCACTAGCTAAAACAGAAAAATACTATAAAAGTAAAAGGCTTAAGGTGCCTAAGTGGAATGAAGACTTTAAGAAACTTTTATCCATCCCTATTAAAGACGCCCCATCAATTAGCAAATTTGGGGACATTTCTGATGTTTCACATAAGGGGCACCCTTATTATGACGAGGTGAAGGGTCAGGTTAATATCGGAGGTGTATCTAGGAAAAAACCTTCTCCTTGGTATTCCGAATCTATAGTATATCACGAATATGGTCATGCAATACATTCCCGTCAGAATATAGCTAGGCCAATGATTTCACAATTAAATAAAAATTCTAGTTTTGTAAAAACATTTGAATCTCTGAGAGATGGCGGTTACCACGCTAGAAGTTCTAAATATGGGAATATAGATAAACACAACGTAATTAGGAAGCGGTGGAAAAATTTAGAAGCTGAATTTAAGTCAAATCATAGACGTGCATTTAACTTAAATAGGAGTGGTCAAGTTTCGGAGGCTGTTGAAGTGCTAGAAGAGGTTTTTGGTATGAAAAAGGGAAGCTTAAAGGGGTACACCTATGATGATGTAGTGGAAATGTATGCAAAATATGCCGACACTATACAATCCTTAACTGGAGGTGGAATAGGTTTCGGGCATAGTGTTTCATATATGCGCCAAAGTCCTCGTGCATTTGCTGAGTTCTTCGCTCACGCTTCAGAAAATAGGTTTTTAGGGAACCCCGTTTTTGAGCATTTGGACAAGTCGCTTTATGACGAAATGATTAAAGCAATGAATGAATTATTAGAAGAAAATGGAATCTGACCCAATACAAGACTATATAAACAAGTATGGTGAAAGGGCTTACGAATTAGTTGGCCCCCACCGTTATGACTATGAATTGTTAGCCAAGTCTGTTAAACTAGGTAAGCCGCTCGTGATTGTCGAAAGACCTCAATTAGACGGGGACTATTGGGCGTTAAGATCAAAAGAGCAGTTCGCCAAGACCTACGGCTTTTACCCAAAGGGGCAAGAACCCACGGAATTATCTTAGACCCTATGTTTAAACCAACTCAGGAAATCATTGACAAGGCCCAAGGGGTTTTGGACTATGTCGCTGAAAATGGTTGGGGGACGTGTGGGACGGACGTAGGGAAGCAACGAGCAAACGACCTAGCCAAAGGCCGTGAATTGTCCCTAGATGTCGTTAAGAGGGTTTATAGCTACCTAGCTAGGGCTTCTGAGTATTATGATGGGGGAAGCTATGAGAAGTGTGGGAATTTGATGTATGACGCTTGGGGAGGGAAGCCAGCCTATTACTGGTCTAAAAAGATTGTGCAAGAAAATAAGAGTATGGATAAAGTATACACAACCAAGAACACGAGCCTAGAGTTAAAGGACGTGGACACCGAAAAGGGAACCGTTGCTGGCTACTTCTCAGCCTTCGACAATGTCGATAGCCACGGGGACATAATGCGAAGAGG